ACTCCACCAAGTTCTGGACACACACGGAAACCCCTTTTGCAAAAATCTATCTTGCCAAATTCCATGTATGGTTGTGTGACTGGCTGTTTGTTGCAGTCTGTGTACTTCATCTTGTGTGAATTGCAAAAATCTGACATAGTGAACATGGAAAATTCTTCTGATGTTGACGAACCAAAAGAGTCATCTCCCATTGTAATCAAATTCACAATTTCGCGAAATGTTGCATGATTTTCACGCAAGACAAATGTGCCTTCAAACGCTTTCTTGTAGAATGCGCACCTGTGTACCAAACTATTGACGATACCATTCAAAAACAAGGTAATCCAAGCTCCGGACTTCATCCATCCAGACAAGGAAACTACTGCACCATTGTAACAAACTAATGTTTCAGCAATTTCGTCAATTATTACACGCATTGCGCGAATGTCTTCCACGGAATATCCCATGCGTTCGGCCAACTGAATGCACACAACACCTCCAGCTCTTATCATCTGCGCTGAGAGGCGGATGTCCCAACCGCCATAATCACCGGCGATCATTCTGTCTTCACCTTTTTCCAATATCCAGCGACCAAGCTGATCCCACTCATCTGTGGTACAATTGATCCCTGCTGCTGTTTCTGCCAGCGTAGGATTGTCAAAACAAAACTCGGCTATAGGGCCAAATAAGCTCTTTTGCTGCAGTACAGTTGCCAATGGCATTACGAAAAATACACGAGACGGCTTTGCAGGAAGGCCATCTGGTCCTGCTTTTACAGCTTCACTCTTCAATGCTGTCGTGACTATTGAATTTATGCGTTTTCCTTGTCGTAACAAGTCATCTAGACGCTCATATTCTGCCGTCAACTCTGGCTTGGGAAAGAACACTTTTTGACCGTTATCTGGACGATACACTACGTCCACAAGTGATTTCTTATTGCCCTTGATTCCGAATCCACACGATGTTTTCTCATCTATAGCGTTGATAAACTTTGAATCTGAAACGCCATTTAGACAATCTTGCAAGGACAAGCGTGGTCTGCCAGGATAACATGTTGCGTCCATGTGATCAAGCAATGGGTCGACGTAATCCGCTATTGCTTTTTGTAGCAAACTGGGTTGCACATCAAGCATGCAATCTTCTTTTTTTAACAAGCAAGCGGCATGGTCTCTGTCCGACCGTAGCCGTGGCAGCGTGTACGGTGTCACATACCCATGTTCTTCCAACTGTACTTTCATCAGAGTCGGGCGAAGTCCGGAAAAACCTTTTGCCCGCATCTTGTGATCGTAGCCACGATACATCACCCCGAAACTTCCGGGGGCATCAAAATGGAAAACACAATGCCTTTTGTCAGGTGGTTCATCCACATCTATCGTAACTTCTCCATATGGACTCGGTTCAACTGGATTATCGAAAGAAAATGGATAGAACTCTTGACCTGACTGACACTGTATATCATGCAGCAATAGCACTGTTTCCACTTTGTCAGTTGCGAACGTTGCTGCACCATTCCCGTACGCATCTCCACCGCAATGGAAAGCCACAATCATGGGAGGACCATCCAATGAAATAATGGGTGACATGCAATCACCTCGTTGCGTCAGATCGCGCAATCTATATGTAAGTCCACGCGATGGCAGCACGCCTGAAGATGATGGAATACGACCAGGAACACAATGTATTTCGGTTTGGCGAGGTTCCAATGTCGAATGATCACGACGTATCAACAAAGCCAATCCTTTGTATTCTTCTGTGCACAAGTACTTGAACATTTGTGGCATCGTCGGTCCATTAGCTAACTGTAGCAGGACAATGTCTGTTTCTTGACCCAAATCCACTGCGGCATTTACAAAAGTTTTGAAATAATCTCCGTCTTTTTCAAATT